GTTTGAAGCAGAGCGTCTCCGGAATTCATCGTCGATCCGTTGATTATCTGGTAGATTTCTTCATTCTTCGTCAGCCCGGGCAATGCGGCTTCGACGGCTTCGCGAATGAGTCTAGATTGATCTTTCGGTCGAATGATTGGAATAGACTTCGGGTCGAGAATGAGTTGCGTTAGATCCGGGGTTTTCGGACTGTATGTTCGGTCAAGTAGCAACTTGAAGTCATTTGCTAGTACGCGTTCGGTTACTCCTAACCTTTTGTATGCGGCGACATCCCAACTTAAGTCGTCTACCTCACCTTTCATGAAGATACGTCCCCAGGATTGGTGCGGAAGACCGCCTAATGATCCCGGTAAGAGTACACTGAATTTGAAAATCTCAGCACTGCGTTTCAACTCACCGAGTATGTACCATTCGCGTTGATGCACCAAACTATTCCTTCGAAGAGACAACATTTGAGCAATTTTGAAAGATCGCCAAAACAGCGCAATTGCTGTTCGTGAAACGGTGTCAGCACATGAGACAGCTGTGGCATTGATAGCAGAAACTTCTTTAGCCAATGACGGTACATCAGAGTCAGCGACAGACATCGTACGAGACGAAAATTTCAGGTTGTAAAGGATGTGAACGCCATTAACGTAGAGATCTTTGCTGTAGGTAAGGACTGTTGAAGAATCAATACACTCCTCAGGTTTTACCTCGTGATTGAGGAAGAAGCACCTCACCTCCATCACCGCAAGAAGTTTCCGTAGCGCTTCCGGAACCTGACTTTCCGGCAGATCGAATTGTATGGTGAAAATCTGGTTGTCCCCTTGCCCTGCCATAATGAAAGACGCATTCATACCAAAGAATACGATGTACATCATGCATATTGTGAAAATTGTCCATAACTTTTGCTGAATTCCTTCGAAACCGCCGCGTTGACATCCTCTCCAAAGCACAGAGCTCTCTGGCCACGAATGAACACTGGTATTGGGTTGAGCTCCGGTTGGAAGAGTATGCTTGTCCGTGAGGATTACGGTAGCAGAAGTGAAGAAATCATGGGCTTGGCTGAACACTCCCGGAAGCCCGAAGATATCTTCCAGAATATGAGCGATTGGGTTGACTGTGTGCTTCCGCATTCTGAGATTCCATCGAGAGAAATCACACTCCAAAAAAACTGGCTTTTTCCCGTCATGGCGCGGTTTGACCATATTGTACATTCGTTTCTTTGTATCGGCTGCTGACATTGTCATAGTCTGTTGAGGCATGTATTTGGACATAAAGTGTTCACCGATGTTGTACTCGGTCAACGTGAAGAACGTTCTCACTTGGTAAGGAAGTTTGCAGAAGCAGCGAGCTGCGTTTTTCAGTTCACGTTCTTTCTGAGTCAGTTCGACCACCCTTTCGTCCTCTGTAAACTTCCCGTGACGAAGGCGTTCGACTAGTTCCCTTGTACTGAATTTCTTCGTCTGAATGATTTTCGCTAGAAGTCGACGTGTTTCGTCTTGAGGCCCTCCGAACCAAAACTTCCCGATTTGACTTGCTCCAGGAGATATAGCCTTATCGTCGAGAAACTTCAGATAATCATCAGAATAGTCGAATTCAATGAACTGTTTGAAGACTATCGCATCGATTTCATGTAATGGGTACGAGTCAAGCGGTAAAGACGTCACTCGATTGTTCATATGTCGTCGAAGCTCACTTCCACGTTGCGGTAAACACTCCATTGGCGGCCATGACTGATGAGCATTGATATATCCGCTGAGTGTGATATGTTTGAACATTCTGGTTGCCTGGCGTATGTGATACGGACGATGAGTGCCGAATGGGATTGCCTCTTTCTTCACAGATGCCGCCGACTTCTCAGCGTAGACAATGGGATGACCTGATATTTTTATCAGTCCAAATAGTTCTGCTGCATCATGAATATTTGTCGTCGTACGGGCAATGATGTCGAGTTCGTCTGTCATCGAAGTGCCGCCTAACTTGGCTTCCTTGGCTTTCAACTTGTCGATCGTGCGACTATACGACGAGTAAGGAAGTATGTCACCTTGTGTGAGAGAATTGAGTCGTGCCTTGAAGACTGATTCCGGACCTTTTATGAGTTCATATCCGTCATTGTCGTACTTCAGAAGGCAACGTTCTTGCCAATGCAGCAACGTGTCGACGAGCATCGGCAGCGCGGCAGTGCCATTGTGAAATCCAATGTGTAACGACGACATGAGATTATGACGAGCCATTGTTGCATCTTGAATCATTTGCAGTTGCTCATATGTCGCCAGTTTCCACGAATTGAACTCGGGCGCACGTATCATGACAAAGCCGGCTCCGTTCACGATTTTCAGCTGCCCCATTTCTTTCCTCTCACACCTGAATCGCCGTGTGTAATCATGACGATAGTTCTCGACAATCCTATCCCACAGCTCAGCTCGTGCAAATGTCTCAGCCATTTTGCCACTTGGGTACTTGGGGATAGTCAACTTCTCTCGTACAATTTTTGCCTCGTCTTGCTTACAAACATCCGTTATCATCTCCATGTAAGTCGATAACTCAATGTCATACACTTTTCGAGCATAATCGTAGTCAGTACTCAGATCACTGGTCTTACTCGTTGCATGCTTCCACAAAATCGGATAGTCCTTCGGCATGAGAAGTGTCGGCCAAACCTTACAGTAATCTAGCATGCGGAGGAATTGTTTGAGTGGTTTTTCGATACTCGAAAATGATCGAGTGATATCTGCCTTGACATAAGAGATAACCGTAGATTCGCGAGTTCGGGATGAATAAGGATTGTTGAATACAATCGTCGAGCCCTGGAGTCCGTCCTGTGATAAATCGAGTAGGCGGGATGTGAGTCCATTTGTAATTGGCGACGATAGGCGTTTTTCGGGAGTGAGCAGACGAGAGGACGAATGATGTACATCATCGTCAATATTGAGCTCTGCATTGACTTCCAATGCAGACGTCCCATCTAAGAGGTCGTCCAGCATTTTAGCCAAGAGTACGTGGATAGTCGGATGGTTGGAACGTAGCAAACTAACGCTCC